TGCAGTTGAAACTGAGTAGAACCAATCTTGCGATCAAGGTCTACACAATGATTCAGCAGCAATACTTGCTCCTCAGTGAAGGTGTTTGCGTCATGCTCGATGGTATCGATTGTTACGATTTGGGGTTTTTTGTTTTCCATTTCGTTTTTCCTTTATAAAAATGCCGTCCAATACGGGTGACGGCAACCCGTTAACTTATACGCTCCAAGGCGTACCAGTAGCAGTTACGGGGTTTTTCAGCAGTGCAATTTGTTCTGCGGTAATTTCATTTTCCATTTTTAAGCTCCTTAATTAATTTGTTGCGCGGCTACTTGAGCCTGATACGCCGCAATGACTTCAGCAGTCCAAGCCGTATTGCAGATTGCCACGACATTGGCTGGAACACCCGTCAAGTCTTGCGCTGGTGTCAGGCTTGTGCGGTGGTAGGTTTCGCTTAATTGATTGCCGTCCTCCATGATGCGGGTTGCCTCACGATAGAGAACGATTCCGTTTTCAGTCACGGTGATTTGGTCTACTACGATTGTTTTGGTGATTGCCATAATTTACTCCTTAAATGTTGTATGAAAGACTGCCGCGAACACGGGACGATGTGCCAGTGTTGAGGTTGGTAATAGCCGCTTCTGCACCAGTTCGTGTTTGTATTAAAGTTATAGTTGTTACAATAGAACCAAGTTGAATAACTGGAGCACCGGTAAGCGTTGTCATGTTGTCGACAAAACAACCAGCGGCAGTTCGCACAGTGCCTGAAGTAAATGGCACACCTGTAATTGTCAGGTTAGTTGCTGCTGTCGTTTCCGAAAATTCAACATTGAACGCAATTTGAACAAGGCGACCAATTTTTGTGTAGACGCCGTTTGCTTCCGATGTTGTCAGGTCGCCATTGCCGCCAGTAAATGTCACCACTGGCGTCCAAGTCCCCTCCTCATAGTCATCCAGCGTGTTTGCGTCAGTCGCAGCAACAGCAGTGGCGGGGAATGTAATCCCGCTTTTCAATTGCAACACACCGCCGTTTGCGTTTGCAGTGGTAACCCCCACCAGCACATTGCCGCTGGAGTCGATACGCATCCGCTCCACAGCTTGTGTGCTGGCAACGTTATCGGATGTACCAAACACCATCGCTGTGTCGGGTGAGGTGCCTTCGCTGACGCTGGTGATGTAGGCTTTAACGCCCGCACCGGGAGTCGTTGCGTCCGAGCCGAACCACTCAATCGTTCCCATCGGCTGGTTGACGCTGGCGCTAGTGTCTGTGTCAGTAAAGCGGAAGGTGTTCAGCCCGCCACCAACTGTGCGGATCGTTGTGCTTGCAACCGTCTGCGAATTGCTGACTGTGTACGTCCCAGCGCCGCCAGTACCTGTTCCCAGCGCCGTTATGAAGGTGTTTGGCTCAACACCAGTACCCGTTACCCTGTCACCCACCCCAAACGTACCGGCTATCGTGCCGCCAACTGTAAGCGTTACTCCTGAAATACTGCTGGCCGTGCCAGAGCCCTTGTCGGACAAACTGGAGCGCATGGACATACGGCCTTCGCTGTCAAGGCGGAGCACTTCCGCTGCGTTGCTGCTGCCGTCAGATGTAGTGCTAAAGATAAGGCGACCGGGCATGTCGTCTACGCCGGGAGTGCCATCTACCTCTGCAATAATTGACGCAGCCGCCGAGACCAAATCTGTTCCGTCATCGCCGTAAAAATAAAGCCCACCAAGTTGGTCGCCAGATTGAACAATGGTGTAAGAACCAATTGTTGCGCTTCTTGATTTTCCAACTTGCAGTCGTGGTGGAATAGTGTCATTTGACCATCGAACTGCGGTTAGACCAGAAGTAGCGCCAGCTGCGTAAGATTGAATGTTTGTGGTGTTCCCCAAGCCAATCGAAGCGGTATGTCCAACAATAACTTTCCCAGTGTTATCTACTACAACAGGGGTTGCATCAGGATTGGCTGAGTCTTCTACCAGCAAGGCATTACCAGTACCAAGCTGAGTAATACGCAAGGCGGCGTTGGTGTCGTCTGTGACGCTGATTACCGTGTTACCAGCAAAAGAATTACTAGAAGCAGATGTAGAAGCAATGCTGCCGCTGGTGTTGAAGTCTCCGTTGACAGTCAAGTCCTGCGCAACGGTTGCGCTGCCGTTAATAGCAGTTGTACCAGTCAGTTGAATCTCAACACTTGGTACGCTGTACTGAAATACGGTGTCGTTGGTTGTACCAACAACATACATCTTTGTTCCATCTGGCTTGATGAACAAACCAGTTGGGGCTGTCTCTTGCCCCGCTACGCTAAATGAGTTAACAAAAGTAGCCGCGCTAATGTCCCAAGGCGTTGTCAGGTTGTAGACATTAACATCATCGCCTGTGCTGCCCAGCAGAAACATTCGTGTGCCATCATTAGTAAACGACAAGTCTTGAGGGCCTGTATCTTGGCCTGAGACACTAAATGTTTGCAAGAAAGTCGCTGTAGATACGTTCCAAGCAGTAGACAGTGTGTACTGGTGAATACCGTCAGAGTTGCTTCCTGTCACATACATGGACAAGCCATCGGGCTTAAAGAAAATTCCTGTTGGAACAATTTCTTGCGCGGCAACCGAGAACGATATACTTTCGTAAGACGCAGTGGCTACGCTCCAAGGTGATGTAAGGGCGTACTGAAATACTGTGTCGTTAGTTTGACCCACTACATACATCTTCAAGCCATCAGCACGGAAAAATAAACCGGAGGGGGCAGTGTCTTGCCCTGATACAGAGAATACGGTGGAGTACGTTGCCGAAGAAACTACCCACGGTGTTGATAACACATACTCGTTGACATCATCGCCAGTAGTACCCATCACAAACATCTTGCTGCCGTCTGGGCTAAAGAACAAAGCATTGGGGCCTGCTTCTTCTGCTGCTACGCTAAAGAAAACGCTGTCGTATGTGGCGTTCAAGACATCTACGTTGCTGATGATGGTTGTGCCAAACTGACGCAAGCGACCAGCAGAGTCGATGCGGGTGCGTTCAATAGCCGTTTGACTGCCGTCAGCAGTGGTGCTAAACGTCAAACGTCCGGGCATGTCATTAGCGCCGGGAGTGCCATCTACTGCTGCAATTATGGATGCAGCTCTAATAAAGTTGGTTCCATCATCCCCATTAAAACCAATTCCCCCTAATGCGTCACCAGAAGAAACAATTGCTTGCGTACCTACAGTTGCACTTCTTGAGCGAGACAAAGAGATTCCTGCTCCCGAAGCAGCAGTTGTGTTCCAAGTTGTAAAAAGAGCACCTGCCGCAGTGGTGTTGTTTCCCTGATACCCCCATGCAGTTCTAGGTGTGCCGTTGTAATCATCGGCGTTAAGAATTGCGGTGGTATAGCCTTGGATAACTCGACCACTTGCATCAATCACAAACGGCGTTGAATCAGGATTGGCTGAGTCCTCAACCAACAACGCATTGCCTGTGCCAAGCTGTGTAATGCGGAGAGCAGCGTTGGTGTTATCTGTAACGCTAATTATTGTGTTGCCGCCAAAGTAGTTCTCAGCAGTACCAGCAGCGTAAAAGTTGTAGCGGCCCACCACCAATGTTGAGCCGGTATCCGCAACGGACGTAATGTCAGCGGCGGTCTGTGCATAGGTGAAAGTGTTGACTGCTGGAACACTGGCAATTGTGAACGTGCCGTTGACGCTGGTGTTGGTTGTTGCAGCAACCGTGACTGACTGCCCTGCTGTATATCCGTGCGATACGCTCGTTGTGATCGTGACTACGTTAGAGGTTCGTGCTACGTTGCTGACTGTGCGGGTAGTGCCAGCGGGAATGTTGCTGTAGAAGCCGTAGTTGTTGGCTGCGGAGATTAAATCACTGTTCGCAAAAAATCCAAGCTGATTTGTTACCGTAGAGCCTGCGCCAATGGTGCCTTCAGTAGCCAAAAAATGCCGAAGGTTTGTTAAAGTAAAGGCTGCGGCAGCAGTACCGGAAAAAGTAGCAATTAAATTTGCATTACCTGTTACATCCGACTGAATTGTTCCGGCATTAACTTGACCATAGGCGGTAGTACCACCTGTTAAATTCCAACGGTTATTGATACCTGCCGCACTTCCACTAGTTGTTCCAAGGTACAAACGACCAGCACTGTCAATACGCATGCGTTCAGAACCAGCCGTACTAGCCGCAATGGTGTCAGCCGCTGGAAAGAAGATGCCGGTGTTTGTGTCGCCTGTGGTGGTGATGGCTGGTAATGCCGCTGTGCCAGCTTGTACAGTTGTAACGCCTGTAGCCGACAGCGTAGTAAACGCACCAGCAGCGGCTGTTGTAGCGCCTACAGTGCCGTTGATGTTGAAGTTGCTCGCTGTGCCTGTAATGTTTGTCCCGACTAAAGCTGAAGGTGTGCCAAGCGCTGGAGTGACCAGCGTGGGGGAAGTGGACATAACCACATTACCAGTACCAGTGATGGCATTGCTGACCAAGACCTTAGAAGCATTGGTAAACACTGCTTGCGAAGCTGTCAAAGCCGTCATCACAGGAGCAGCGGTTACCGACACGACACCAGTGGTATCAGCAATCTGCATTGCCGCTGTGCCGTCCTTGGCCTTGATGTTGGTCACTTCAATATCGGTCAGATCAAGCGATCCAGTTAGAACAATGTTGCCACCAATCGTAGCATTCCCTGCCAAGAACAAGTTGCGTGGGCGCGTAGCACCAGTTGCACCAATGTCGTAGGTGTTGTCAGTGAAGATTAAGTTGCTGGCAATTGTGCCATTCACCGTTACGCTGTCTGCCGCCGCATCACCAAGGGTGGTGTTGCCTGTGCTGCTAAGCGTGGTAAATGCACCAGTGCTTGCTGTGGTTGCACCTACAGTGCCGTTAATGTTGATGGAAGCTGTACCAGTAAGGTTGGTTACAGTGCCAGACGATGGAGTGCCTAACACCCCACCATTGATGACAGGAGCGCCAGCAGTGCCTACGTTAACAGCCAAGGCCGTTGCAATGTCAGTACCAAGACCGCTGACACCTGTGGAGATGGGCAAGCCTGTAGCATTAGTTAGCGTTGCGCTTGTAGGAGTACCAAGCACTGGAGTGACCAGCGTAGGGCTGGTAGACATCACTACATTACCTGTACCAGTGATGGCATTACTTACCAATCCTTTAGACGCATCAGTGAACACAGCCTGAGAAGCGGTGAGAGAAGACAGCACAGGTTGTGCCGTAAGAGTAGTTACACCGGTAATAGCAGCAGTGCCAGACAAGTGCAAGTTCTTAAACTTCAAAGCAGAAGAGCCAACATCAACAGCATTGTTTGTCTTTGGGGTAACAGCAGTTGAGCTGACAGTTACGTCTTGCAAAGGACCAAGAGCCAAGATAGGTGCGCCATTACCAGCAGTGCCATCATGGACGTGACCAGTAGCCGAATTGAAAGCGTCTTGAACACCATCGAACTCGTTGTCGAGATCACTAGCGTTAATAATGTTACCGTCAGCAATGTTATTGCTAGTGTCTTTTCTTACATATCCAGCCATGTTTATTTCCTTTAAGTCTACAGTTATATCAGAATTAGCGTCTATCGTGAGTAGAGAACTCAATAGTTGCAGCGTCTAAAGAGAACGGAGGGTTCTGACCATTTGATACAAATTGTAATGATGCACTAAAACCTGAACCAACCATTTGTGTTTCAAACTGCTTTTTCAATCTAGTTCCGTATTTAGCAACACCATAGGTGTTACCAATCTCTCCATAAAAACCAACAACGCCTGTATCATTTGAAATTGAGATTGTGTTAGGTTGGATGCTACCGGCATCGTCAAAGTCAAGTTTCAAGTTTACAGAAGTAGTAAGACTGCCACGTGGGTCTGTGTATAAAACCATCTTATAAAATGTTTTACGGACACGAGCATCATTAATATAGACAAACGGAGTTGCAAAAGAAGCAAGAATATTTGATCCATTAAAGCTACTGCCTTCTTCCATCTTATAAACAAATCCATCTTCAAAAGCAAAAACAATTGTTTCTGTCTGACTAACATAGTCACCATCAGCTACATAAGATTTAATACCAACAATCTCACCCCATGACATTACATTTGTTTCGTTGCCTAATGTCTGAGTCCCTAATACTCCTACAGCTGCTGAAGTAGATACATTACTATTATAACCAAAAATACGATACTGAGATTTTTGTTTGATGACACAGCTTGAAAAAGATGAACTACTTGAAATTAAGGAAGTCATCTCCGACTGTATCGGTTTAGATACAACACCTAAGTTAAAGTCACCGACACGATCAGTGGCACCAAGCAGCCTCAATCCTTCTGGACCTAAGAAGATTACATCTCCACCAATCTCTTGAATGGTATCTGTGGCTACACAACCAACCTTTTTTGTAATGGGTTGCAAGCTAAAATCAGCAAGAGTGTTACCAGTGAGTTGACTGATAGTCTTGTCTGTAAAGATAATCAATGATTCTCTAAACTCAATCAACCCTGTAATAACACCACCAACATTAATTACACCAGCACCTGCTGCCGCAGAGAAATCGTTATCAGTATAAGGAGCAGTGAAGGTGATCGATTCACCCTTAGCAAAGAACATTTGGTTCTTATGAAAGATTACAAACTTAGCTCCAATGACATCAGCCGGTGCATCATAGAGTGTTATAAAAGTAGAATTATTCCATATGAATGGTTTATTAAATTCATCAACTCCAACAATCTTATCGACACCAGCAATGTTGTATTTAGAGAAGCGAAGCTTTACACCAGTAGAACGATCTGTGCTAAGAAATGTAATTGCGGCATTGTCAGCAGGGCTAGAGGCAAGAGTAGGATTTATGGACAACGTAGCTGCTGTGCTAGTAACTGTCGGGATAGCCAACACTGTGTATACTTTTTCAACACCAGCAATTGAGAAAGTGTCACCAATCTGAGGAATACCTGTAAGACCATCTACAACAAGACTAGCACCAGTTTGAGATGCACCATTAACCAACACTGTACCTAATGATGGAATGTTAATCTTAGTAAAACCAGTACCAGTAGTTCTGTAAATGTCACCATTGCGATAGGCCAATACTGTGCTATCCCATGCAGCAACACCTTTGACAATACCCGTATGACTTGTAAAAGTAATAGCAGCTTTGTCAGCAGGGCTAGAAGCTAAAGAAGTTGTTAAAGTAATTGTTGCTGAGTTGTAAACACTATCATGAGTAACACCACCAATAGCAATGGTGTATGTTCCAGCAACACCGGCAACGGTGAATGTAGAACCAGCGACAGGTGCTGTAGAGATATCTGCAATGTTAATTATTGTGCCGGTCTGACCAGAGCCTTGAATCTTTGGAAGTCCATAGGCTGGTATAAAGGCATCGTCATACTTAGCGTATCCTTCAATACGGCGATAGCCACCCTCTGTAGATGGCTCAAAGTTTTTAAGAATGCGAGCGCTACCGGGCAACTGTGTACCGTGCTGCAAAGGAGACAGATTCGATATGAGTCCACCTTTGAATTCAAAAGGATATGTTTGCCAAGCGTCAGACATTAGCCAATCCTTGGCCCAAAGCGGTTGTTGTTAATCTGGCCTCCGCTAATGACAGTTGATCTAACATAAGAATATCGATTGACTAGTATAATACGCATGCGTTTCATTCCTTCTTCAAATTTTGCTTTAGCTAAGCTGGCAGCTTGCTCATTGCTTCTAAAGAGATATGCGTGATACATTGCACCATCAATGATGATATGACGAAAACGCTCTGGAATATTTGGAACAGCAGTTTGAGTAGATAGCTCAGAAGGTATACTATAATACTCGTAAACAATCTCATATGCTTGATTAGGTGCAGGAGTTACACCCCATTGCAAACTGGGTGCGTGAAATACAGAGGACGGAATAGTTCGCTGAGCAGTGCTTGTGTCGTATTCTTGGTCAACTGCATTTTCAAGATAGTCTTCGTAAGCGACAACAGATAATTTAATTGTATTATTATTAAATGTTGAACTACGTTTAATTCTAAAACTATCAAAGTCAATTGAACCAGCGTCATTTGGGAATGCGTAACGAGTAACACCAGCAGTCAAAGTTTCTTCTTTTAAGACATGGTTGAAAGGCCACTCGTAGTGTGTTTGATTTATATCGCGGATAGATGCATTTACTGCATCTTTGATGTGGGCATAAAAGCCAGTGGCAGTATTGAAAGTTGTTGAAGTGAGTTCAACTTCGTTAAGGCGGCGATTAACCTCATTCACCAATCCGATATAATCGTATGCCATAACTTTTCCTATTTAATAAACATATAAACAACAAAAGGGGAAAGCCTAGCTAAAGACTCCCCCCTTTGCTTTTCTAGCTATTAGGCTAGTTGGTCGCGGTCAGCAGCGCCGGGAGCATCGTTGTCAGACACATCCACAACCAAAGCCCACACTCGCACTGTTCCAGCGGAGATAGCGGTGGTCGAAGTAGCGATCAGCAAGTCAATGGTGTCAGCACTAGCACCAATTACGACAGGCTGGAAAGCAGCAGCGTTTTGAGCGAAAGTGCCAACTGAGGTAGCAGCAGCCAGCGTAGCGCCGTCAATAAATACGTCAGCGTCAATGCCAGTGACACCAACGTCAATAGTAACGTCACCAGTGATGGTGGCGGTCACTTCGTAACCAGCGTTCAACACAACGGATTGTGCAGGAACGTCAATTGCTTCGATGACATCAGCAGCAGCCAACGCGCTACCTTTAGAGGTAGTAGCAGTTGCAAAGTC